GGCCAACGTTGCGCTCGTCGTCTCGCAGCCCCTCCAGCCCAACATCACGCAGGTGGGGACGCTCACGGGGCTCTTTTCAAGTGGGAACGTGACGGCCTCTTTCTTCGCGGGCCAGGGTAACGCTTTGACCAATGTCCAGAGCTCCGTACTCGTGGGCAATGTGGCTTCCTCCAACGTTGCGCTCGTCGTCTCACAGCCACTCCAGCCCAACATCACACAGGTGGGGACGCTCACGGGGCTCTTTTCCAGTGGGAACGTGACGGCCTCTTTCTTCGCGGGCCAGGGTAACGCGCTCACAAATGTCTTGAGCTCGGTACTCGTGGGCAATGTGGCTTCCGCCAACGTTGCGCTCGTCGTCTCACAGCCCCTCCAGCCCAACATCACACAGGTGGGGACGCTCACAGGGCTCTATGCCACTGGGAACATCTCGGCCCCTTTTTTCATCGGAGGTGGAAACGCCCTGAGCAACATTCAGAGTGCGGCCCTTGTGGGGAACGTAGCGGCTGCGAACGTGGCGCTCGTCGTGAGTCAGCCCCTCCAGCCCAACATCACACAGGTGGGGACGCTCACAGGGCTCTTTTCAAGTGGGAACGTCTCGGCGTCTTTCTTCGCGGGCCAGGGTAACGCGCTCACGAACGTCTTGAGCTCCGTACTAGTAGGGAATGTGGCCCAGGCCAACGTCGCCCTCGTGGTCAGTCAGCCCCTCCAGCCCAACATCACACAGGTGGGCACTTTGACCGGGCTCTTTTCGAGTGGTAACGTGTCAGCCTCCTTCTTTTCTGGTGGCGGAAACGCCCTGATTAATATTCAGAGCTCCGTCCTCGTGGGGAACGTCGCGGCTGCCAACGTCGCCCTTGTGGTCTCCGGGGCCGCCCAGCCCAACATCACGCAGGTCGGTACTTTGACCGGTCTCTTCGCCACCGGGAACATATCGGCTCCGTTCTTCATAGGGGGTGGGAATACCCTCAGCAACCTCAACGCGAGCAACGTCACGTTCGGGGCGCTCGCTGCTTCTCAGCTCCAGGCGGCTCAGACCAACGTCACCTCTGTCGGGACCCTGAGTTCTCTGACCGTCTCGGGCACCTCGAACCTTCAGACCCTCAACGTCGCTAGCGTGGCGACTGCTGGTGTCATCCCCGTCTCCTCAGGCCTCTTCATGAATCTCAACGCCACGTACACCCTGAATTCCACGGGCAACTGGACCGGCAATATCGCGGGGTCTATCACCTCCAACCTCTTCACACTCTTTGGGCCGGACCCCCTGGCGTCGTGGACCACCTACGGTTCCAACCCCTTGATCACGGGGCCGTCAGCCAACGGTGGCTTTAGGTTTTCACAGACTGGTCCGTATCAATTCACGGTTGTTCTCACGTCCGACAACAATATCAAGACCGTCGCTCTGAGCTCCAACACGTCAGACGTTCACTCGAACCTCGCCGATCCGGGCGTTTGGCTCTACTGCTACCGTATAAGCGTGGGCCAGGACCCATCCGTGCCCGTTCAGATCCCGTTCTACGTCGACTCTACGTCCAAGTACTACTTCATAGATTTCGAGGCCATGAACAAGACCGGTGAAAATATCCACAGGACCGCCTATACAAACGTCACGGCCGAAGGGTACACGGGTTCCTACGTGACTCTGAGGCCGTTGTAGGGCGTCAGGTACTCCAAAGAACGGCGCACATGGGTCCAGGACCCCAAAAACATTCAAATGATTCTTTTTAAAAAAACTCATTTGAATCTTTTTAGATCCAGGGAACCAAGCAAGTGCTACGCCCCGGAGTTCACAGGGGAGTTTCGAGCGGGCCTTACGGGCCCTTCCACCCCGAAAAAACTCTCTGTAAAATGTAATGCCGATCATCACCAATTTTGGCGATGTCGTCACGGTCGGCAATGCGGCCGTGAACGGCACGGGCACTTCAAGTTTTGCAGGGCCCGTGACGTTTGCTCAGGGCGTCAGCATCACAGGGGCCGTCTCCACCACCTCAGCCTTTTATGGCGTGCTGGCCGGTGCGAATACCGCGGCCGTGAGTGCTCTGACGGCGAGCACGAACGTCTACGCGCCGATCATCACCACCCCCGTGTCCAACGCTGCGACGGCCATAGCAACCACGGGGTTCTACGGCGCCCTCGTGGGTCAAAACGTGGCCTCGGTCACCGTCCTCACAGCATCTGGAAACGTCAACGCCCCCACGATCAACGTCACGTCCCTGAACGTTAGCACTCAGGCCAACGTCACATTTCTCAACGTGTCTTCGAGTGCAATCCTTTTTCAGGCGAACGTCCTCACGGCCAACATCACGTCAGCCAACGTCATCACAGAGAACGTCTCGACTCTGAACGTCTCTGGCTTTGCGACCCTCTTCCGTGCTAATGTTCTCACGGCCAACATCACATCTTCAAACGTCCTCACGGAAAACGTCGCGACCCTCAACGTCTCGGGCCTGGCGACCCTCGTACAGGCTAATCTTTTGACCGCGAATATCACCTCGGCCAACGTCACCACCGCGAACGTGACGAGCCTCAACGTCTCTGGTACGACATTCATGTTCAGCACGGCCGTAGCCACCCTCAATGTCACGAGCGCCAACATCCTCACGGAGAACGTGACGTCTCTGAACGTCTCTGGGACTGCGTTCCTGAGCAACGCAAATGTCGCCACTCTCAACGTGTCCTTTGCCAATGTGACGTCCCTGAACGTCACGGGAGACGCGAACATTGCGAATCTCACGGTTCGCTCGAACCTCTACACGTCCAACATCATCATGTCGAGCAACCTCTCCACAAACACCGGCTTTGGCAACGTCTACCTGACCGGTAACCTCGTCGTCCAGGGCAACATCTTCTCCATCGGCGGCTCAGTCGGCTCGGGTTCCGGCACGTCCCAAGGTATCCTCTACTCTCTTCCGGGCACGTACTCGCTCGGCACCGCCTTCGCCACGGGCACCGCCGGTCCGGGCATAGCTGGCTACCACATCAACATGGCGTCTTTTAGTGCCGAGGCGGTCGCATCCGTATCCGCCTTTACTGCAGGCTCGGGCATGCTCAAGTTTGCGACCGGCGGCCTCTACCAGGTCACCTGCGTCGTGGTTGGTGACCAACCCGTCGTGAAGTTGGCCTTTGGCAAGACATCCTCTTCAAGTTTCCCACCCGTGGTCACTGCAACCGCAGGTTACGACTACGTCTACAATTTCCCAGTCGGTTCCTCGCCCAGTACCGTGATCACGATCCCCTTGACCGTTCAGGACGTCACCCAGTACTATTACCTCGACGTCTTCTTCAGCACGGCGGCAGGGAATCCCACCATTCTCTACCCGACTCGCTCCACGACAGCCGTGGGGTCGGCGTACGGGACGTACGTGCAGGTCGGCCCCTTTGGCAACTACCTGACCTCTGCGACGGGCGTCGCCTCCGGCCTCCTCATGAACGCCTACGGCACCACCACTCTGTCGTCGCCCGTCACCTCCAACACATTCCGCCTGGCCATGACCTCTTCCAATGGCTGGACGGTCAGTGGAGTCTCGACCTCTTTAGCCGTCACGTCCGGCGGCAACTTCCAGGTTAACCAGGTGGGAATCTACGAAGTCTCCATGTGTCTCAATACGTCCGTGACGCCCATGATGTTTGGCGTGGGGTCGCTAGCGAGCGACACGGCTCCAGGGACTCAGGGCCCGTACATCTACCAGTACGCACCCATGTATACCCAGGACCCCACGACCATAGTCACCATGCCCTTGAACATCACCGACACCTCGCGCTACTACTACATCGATGTCATCTTCCCTGGAACTCAGTCGACCGTCGCTCTTTCGAACGTCTCGACCTTCGTCTCCCTCAAGCCCGTGGGCTCGTACGTCTCGCCCTCGACCAACCCGTGGTCCCAGCAGGGAACTTCGGTGTATTACCAAGGCGGCGCGGTGGGCATAGGCGGCGTCAACCCCTCTCTACTGACTGAAACTTTTACCGTCAACGGCAACACCTCTTTCGTGGGCAACGTGACTGTGACTTCGGACGCCTCTGGTAATGCGTACGTCCTGGCCGACCGCGTACCGACCGGATCGCTCCACGTCTCTTCGTACGTCACGGGGTCCGTGCCTCTGACCACGACCACAAATTTGATCCAGAATTACTTGAGTAATGCGGCGAGCATCCGTTCAAACACTTCAACGGGGACGATCACACAGGCGCTTTATGTTCCGGGGGGTTCCTATAGTAACACGGGTGTCAACTTCGGAAACGGACATTCGTTGCGTTTCTCAAATCTTGCAGCCTCAAATCTGTTCATGGAGACGTGGGTAAACTTGGCGGGTATTGGGAGATTCCAGAATATCATCAATCGGTCAATTCCCGGTGGCGTAGATTTCGGCATTTATATTCATAGCGGAAACTATATCGTATTTCAGGTATCTAACGCGACCACAACAGTTACGGCTCAGACGGGAAGCTTGACGGCTGGGCCATGGGTTCACTTGGCCGCATCATACCATCGTACAAGCGCGACTCAGGGTACCTTATATGCTTTTGTGAACGGTGCTGCCAGCACGGCTGTGCCGTTCGGGTCGCCGACAGGTTCACAACCAGTCTTTTCATCGACGGCGAATATCTACCTGTTTCACGATAATAATAGTACGGCGTACTTTTCCGGCAACGTCGCCGACGTTCGCGTCATGACCGGCTCCATCGTCCCCATCACCACTTTTAGCCCTCAGTCCGCCCCCTTCACGACCGCCCCGACCTACCGTACAGGTATGGACACCGGCTACACGTCCAACCTGACCATGGCCCTCCAGACCCAGTACTTCCCGGGCGCCTCGACCTCGCCCTATGGACCTTGTTTGACCTTGCCGGGGACGGTGGGGTCTTATTATAGTGTATCTTCCAGTCCCACTAATACAAATTGGTTCACCAACGGGTTCTGCTTGGAGGCTTGGGTCAACTTCGCGTCGTTCGCCAACTCCAATTTAAATAATGGAGGCGCATTCTCTTCTTTTATGTTGGGGCATATGGTGCCGACCTCTGCTTATGACGAGTGGTCATTTGGGCCTCTCACGACCGGTCAAGTCGGGTGGTACTGGTACGATACTACATGGCGGTCTCTTCAGACTTCATCGACAATCACGACAGGTTCATGGAATCACCTAATGGTTCAGTCGAATGGCTCGAACGTCTACGTTGCTGTGAACGGCGTGTTTCAGACCCTAACTGGTGGGAATTTCGCTCCCGCAGGTGGTTCGGGAACCATCGCACCTTCCGGACCCGCGTCCACCCCGACTGCGTCGGTGAACGCACCTATAACGGTTGGCCAGGCAAACACTCAAGCAGGCCCCAACTTCGCCATCGCCAAGGCGCGCCTCGTCTTCGGTAATGATACGAGTGCTGCAAGCAAGGCGGCTGCGAACGTCTACTCGTCGGGCAACTTCACGAGCACCCTGAGCCCCAACTTCAACCAGACCCTCCCGTCAGGTGCCACCGTCGCCTGGTCTTTGGACACTCAGTACCCTCTGCCAACCTACCCGAGCATCCAGGACGTCACTCCGATCGCACTGCAAGCCAGTGCTTATGGCGCCGTCCCCACGCCCATCGGCGGAGTCACATCAAACGTGCTCAGCCCCTACTCGACCACGTACCCGCAGCTCGACTCGATCCGTTTCGACGGCACCGGGTACATCGATTACGGCAATGCGGCGTCTTCGGTGCTCACGACCAACCTGTGGGCGAACGCGTGGACTATTGAGGGGTGGGTGTACCTGAACAGTTATCCAAACACTCCTGTTTTTGTGCGCGAACCATATACAACAAATTCAGGATCAGACTTCGCCGTTGGTCTAAATAGTTCAGGAGTTCCGTATATAAACTCAAATGGCGGTGTGTTGATTATAGCCGGTACTGCAATTCCCCTGAGCACTTGGACGCATCTCGCAATAACTTATGATGGCGCAAAGTCTAACATTTATCAGGGAACATCCGGAACGTCATCAACAGTTGCATCGGCTACTCCATCTGGTTCAAATATGATTTATACACCAACATCCAATTTCAGGATTGGTGGGTCGGTCTCAGCTGGGCAGATTGTCGGCAACCTCGCCGACCTCCGCGTCTCCAACGTGGCTCGGTACACCGGCTCGACGTACACGGTTCCCACGGCGCCCTTCGCCACCGACTCTAGCACTCTGCTCCTTCTCAAGTCCCTCGGTGGCCAACCCGGCACCACCCTCGAGGTCCAGGGCCGCGGCTTGAATTCGACGAGTATCGGTGCCGGCCGCGTGGTTCAGTCGTACCCCCCGGCGCCCATGTCGTCTTATTTGCTCGATACAACCTCTAATGCCTTGGTGACTTATGGGCAGGGGAAGTACGTGGCGAGTGCGTCTTCGGAGTATAACACGTCGGGTTCATATTCAGCATGGATAGCGTTCGACAAACGGTCGCAAACTGCCGGTGGTAATCCATTAGGGTATGAATGGGCCTCTGCGACGAACTACAGTTCGGGGGCGTACACGGGTTCAGTGATCACCGTCGACACGCTCGGAAACTCGTACGCAGGTGAATGGCTCCAGTTCCAGTCGCCGGTGTCCGTCGTTTTGGGTACGTATTCTATCACGGCAAGTTCTGATGCGGGATCGTATCAGTCTCCTTCGACGTTTTATGTACTTGGTTCACGTGATGGAATCAACTGGACTTTGGTGGATTCACGTGCAGGCGTTTCCGGCTGGGGCAACTCAGTGACTCAGACATTCACGGCATCGTCAACCCAGGCGTACACTTACTTCAGAATCATCGCGAACAAAACAAGTGGAAGTGGTGCTGTTCCAACTTTCACAATCATGGAACTCATCTTCAACGGAACCGAAGAGTCCCTCTGCATCACCAGCGATTCCAAGGTGGGCGTGGGCATCGCCAACCCGCAGCGCGCCTTGGAGGTGGCTGGCGATCTCGTCGTCTCGGGCACGATCAGTGGAGGCGCGGGCATGGGCGCCTTCAGGAATCGGATCATCAACGGCGACATGCGGATCGCGCAGAGGGGTGTGGGGCCTTCAACAATTGCTGCGTCCACCAATGCGGTGCTGGATATCGATCGGTGGAACTCCGTGTACGTCACTAGCGGAACTTTCACGACCGGTCAGAGCGCCGTGGTTCCACTGGGTCAGGGGTTCTCGAACAGTTTCGTCCAGACCATGACGGTGGCGACGACCTCCAACGACTACGGAACATCTAGGCAGTACATCGAGGGCTACAACATGTATGATCTCAGCTGGGGAACGAGCTATGGCCAACCCGTCACACTTTCGTTCTGGACCATGATCACGAACGTCCCGGCCGGTTCTATCTTGCCGGTTGCTGTGGTATATTCCGGTTCTTCAGCGACGTATTACTATCTTTCGTCATATACAGTAAGTGGTCCGAGCGCATGGCAATATGTCACGATTACGGTTCCACCACCACCTTCGGCCGCAGGTTCTTTCACGGCTGCTCTCAACACTACTCACACGTATGTATCCTTCCCTCTCACGAGCTTCGGTGCTTCGAGCCCGGCCCAGCCAAACACATGGGTAAGCGCCGTTTCTACAAACAAATTCCGAGTTTGGGGAACCTACGACCTCGCCAGCACAGTCGGCTGGTCCCGCTACATCACAGGCGTCCAGCTCGAGCGTGGGACCGTGGCCACGCCTTTCGAGGTCCGTCCGTACGCGACCGAACTTCAGCTGTGTCAGAGGTATTATTGGAACTTCTCGTCGGCGGGTGGCGTCTACACGGGGTTTGGATCGGGTTACACGAACGGCACGTCGGCACTCATTATGGTGCCGTTCCCAGTTCAGATGAGAGCGCAGCCTACTCAAAACTCTAATAGCGCGATGACGACATTCGTCGTTCTTTCAACTGGGGCGTCCGTTTCACCTTCAGCTCTTAGTACTTTTACGACCGGTCTGAACTCGTCAATTTTGACATTCACCGTTGCTGGACAGACCGCTGGGCAGGGGGCGATTCTCCAAGCCAACAACACCACGGGCGCTTTCGTAGCGTTCAGTGCGGAGCTCTAGAAACTTCCTAGCCTAGAGTAGAATGAGCCAGATCGTAATTCTGGATTCAAATACCTTGACCGTCGCTGACTGGTACTTTAGCGACAGCCCCATAGTTCCCGTGACCCCCGGGATCCGCATTGAGGTTCCAGAGGGTCTCGCGTGGGACGCCGTCAAGGGCGTGCAGGCTGAAGACGGGACCGTCACACTCGTCGAAGACCCCGTCAAAGTCCAGGCCAAAACAGCCCAAGCCTGGACTCAACTCAGAACCGAGAGAAACGCGAGACTCGCCGCAAGCGATTGGGTCGCTTTGTCTGACGCTCACCTCAGCCAAGACAAGAAGGACGCCTGGTTCGCCTACAGGCAGGCCCTGCGCGACCTGCCGGACGAGGTCACGGACGAGCAGGTCACGAGTTCTGCGAACTCGGTCCCCTGGCCCCCGGCTCCAGGAACTAGCGTTCCTGTCGCGCCCGTCACTGGCTCGCGTCTCTCCAGTCTCTTGACTCACGCGGAGGTTGAGCCCGTCGTTCCGGTCGTTGAGGAGGTTCCTGTCGTTGAGGAGGTTCCTGTCGTTGAGGAGGTTCCTGTCGTTGAGGAGGTTCAGGAGGTTCCTGTCGTTGAGGAGGTTCCTGTCGTTGAGGAGGTTCCTGTCGTTGAGCCCGTCGTGGAGTCTGAGCCCGTCCCAGAGGCTGAGCCCGTCGTGGAGTCTGAGCCCGTCCCCGAGGCTGAGCCGGTCGTTGAGGAGGCTGCGCCCGTCGTGGAGGCTGAGCCCGTGCCAGAGGCTGAGCCCGCGGTGGAGGCCCCGGTCGTCACGGATGTTTAATTTCATAGACTCCACACCCTCTTGCGCCTATCGATCGCCCGTACCCCAGCCTGTTTCCAAAACCCTATGGACTCGGCGAGCGGTTCGAAACACAATATGTGCTCGGGTTCATACCTCGCACACAGGTCTTCCATCATCAACGTCCCGAGCCCTTGGCGCTCCTCGAACGCCTGTATGATCTCCACTATTCGCGACCCGTCAGGCCCGTCCTTCGAAATGTAAAACCCGAGTACAAGGTCGTCGTCAACCGTGGCGATCACCACATCCCTGAACCTCTCGAGAATGAATCCGCGGTTGTGCCAAAAGCCGCTCTGGTCCTTCTCGAGCCGTCTCATCAGTGCTAAAAACGCATCGGCGTGCTCGTCCGTGTCGAACGTCACGAACTTCATATCTATAAGGGGCTCGGAGACTTTATGGGAATTTCATAGACTCAAGGGGGTGGCGCTTCGCGCGGGTTCCCTTGACTTTATGGACCTTTAAGAAATTTCATCGGGCATTTTCTCTCCAAACTCAGTCTTAAAAAAGAGAATTGTATTTTAGAAATGGAGTGTGTGATCCAAGGATGCAGTGAACTCCGGTGGGGAGGCCGGACCCTGTGCCGGGCACACATCGAGGCCGACACCCAGGGCAAACTCGGGCTCTTGGCCAGTGGGAAAATCACCCGTGAAGAAATTCTCAAGGACCTCGTGCCCGTCCCGACCCTGGAAGAAATTTCTCAGGCCATGGTAGATGGAGCATCGGTGTGAACGTTGTGGGGTTCTCTTCAAGGGCCCGTCGTGGAAGATAGCCAAGACCCGTCACGACGCTCGGCACAACCCGTGTGACCGCCCCGAGGCCGCCAAGTACGTCAGGGAGGCCAAGCCCGTCCCAGAGGTTTTCAGACATCGGCTCGGTGAGATGGATCTCCAGGGACTCGTGCCGCCCGCCAAGGGTCACATGACCACCGTGGTTCCAGAACTTCTCAGGCAGGTTTTCAGCCGGGTCCCGAACCAGTGCATAGTCTGGCCGAACCTCCACAAGGAGCAACTCATCGTCTGGATCAACCAAGAGGAGGCGAAGGGTCTCAAACGTGTGAACCTCGATGGGCTCACGGAGCTCGTGTGCCTCGTGGTTCATAATCAGGTCTTGCCGCTGCTCAAGGACTGGGCCCGGTACGCCGAGTTCAAGGATTGGATGTGGCGCACGACCCTCGTGGACCTCGACAACAACGTGTGGACGGGCGACATGTCCAAGCGGTGCGAGTACTTTCAGGCTGTCCGCACGTTCCTCAAGGACTACTTTGGCAGGTTCCCGGGCAAGCGCAAGGCGACCCGTGATCTCAACATAGCCGCCGGGGTCTATGAAGCTCCTTGAGAAATTTCGTTGGGCATTTTCTCTCCAAACTCATGTCAAAAAGTAAAAACAATAATTAAAAATTCACAAATGTGTGGAGGGTCCCACGCATTTGTGAATTCGGGTCAGGGTCTGGAGCCCCAGGCCAAATTTCTTTTCTCAGGCCAGGGTAAGGGATGCCCAACGGCTACATCTACCTTATCATGATGGCGGACGGTGTGTACAAGGTGGGGAGGACCCAGCAGGACTACGGCAACTACCTGAAGAGGCTCAAGAGCTACCCACCCGACAGTCAGATCGTATACGTCCGAAAGGTCCAGGGCGACGTCGTTTCAATTGAAGGAGAGATTATCGGAATGTTCAAGAACGAGTTTGGAAAGCACATCAGGGGCAACGAGTACTTCACTGGCGACGAGAATCGCATGGTGGACATCATACACGGGGTGACGAGCGTGAAGCCCGCCACGCGACTTGAGCAGCACCCCCTAAAAAGATTCATTCAGTCCAATGAAGTTATTTTAGATCCGTTGAGGTCATGCCCCGTGAAAGAGCTAATCAGTTATTTCCGTGCATGGTGCCAACGTAATGAAATAGGTCTATTGAGGTTTAATGAAGACTTTTACAAGGGTGTTTTTTCACAATATGACGTTGAGGTCCGTCATGACTCGCGTATATGGCGAGGGAGTGGCTATAGCATCCAGCCCTTTGTTTTCGGCATGGACATCAAGACGGACGTGGAGAAACACGTGGGCAACTTGAAACTTGACAGACCAGTCCACCTTGAAAAAATCATACTCGACATCGAAAATTTGATGCCCGGTGGCCTATACGTGAGCAAGGCGGAAGTCACGCAAGAACTAGAGGCGCGAGGATACATCATAGCGCCCATCTCCGGCATCGTCCACCCACCCCCAGAGCCTCTAAAATAACCCTTTCACCGCTTCGCCGACCGACTTCTCACGCTCCGACGCCGAGGAGGTGACGCGGCCCGTGGAGGTGACGCGGCCCGAAGCGCCCCCGGGACCGGTGAGCGCGGTGAGCGCCGGACGTTTCCGAGTTCCATCGTACGTACGAGTTCGCCGATCATCTTGGCCATGTTTCGGTTCAATGGGACACGACCCTGTGCGCCGTTGGCGTTGTGGGGTGGGCGGGACAGGCCATAGGCGATCATTCCCGCACGTTTGCGGAGGGGCGGGGCGGCCTTGAATATAGAGGCCCACGGGCTCATGTTGTGCCGCCGATTCACCACGGGCCCACTGAAATACGTGTACGGATTCCCTCCAGGCCAGCGAGTCGCACCCTGGGCGTTACGATGGCCCCGCCCGCCGGTTCCTATGAGTCGCGTCGTGAAAGTCTCGACGTTTCTCGCAAAAGGCGCGAAACCCGCCTGGACCTTTATCGCGGCCCACGTCGGAGTCACGTTTGTCGGGAATCCCAGGAGCCGGCCCATTCGCCGCCTGAAAGCGTTCGCCTCGGGATTGGACTTGTTTTTCAGGCGAAAATAGTTGCGAATGTCCCGGGCGGTCACGTTGGGCATGGTGGCCAGCGACTGGAGACGGAACACTGGGAGGGAAGTCATGTTACTACCTAACAAGTTTTTCTCCCCACAACTAATAGAACGCGATGACCTCTCTCGTCTCGGCCAGTCAGGTCGTGACGGGCCAGGTGCAGAGCCTCGACAGCGTCAGAGCGCACGCCCTTCCTTCAGATGCCATGATCTTCGCGAAGATTCACACAGTCGCAGCATTCTTCTTTTCGTGGTAGTACGCCTTCGCCTGTTCCCTGAGAAGTTCCTTGTTCTTCTCACGGTACACCTTCTTGGCCTTCCGATCCCTCTCGAGCTTCTTGCGGTGCGACTCGGCCTTCTTGTCCTCCTGGGCCTTCCACGCCTCGTACATGGGTTCGATGGGCAGTCCTTTATAGACCTCGGTCATTCCTTAATATCACTGACCAAATTATTCTTAAGTGCTTGGCGCCGTGCGCGTTTGCGGGCGTTGACCTCATCTCGATTCTTTTCAAACCACCTGTTGTAACTCTGCTTTCTCTTTTCCTTATCGGTATTGTACGTCTTTGCCTTTTCTTTCACTTCTTCGTGGCGAGCCGCGTAATGTTTTCGGCTTCGCGCTCGGGCCGCTTGTTTCTTGTCCTCATCGGTCGGCTTGACGACGGGCTCGAGTTCTTCGACGGCTTCACCGTGCCATCTCCATTGGAACCCTTTGGACGTCTTGGACTTTCCGTTGCAGCAATTCGCAACTCCATTGATTCCCGTATCTTTCAAAGAGTCCCAAGTCCTGATGAACGCCCCATCTAGTCCAAACTGATCAACCTTCTTGCGTCCGAGCCGGGGCTGGGACGCGATCATACGCGCCTTGACCCCTGGGTCTATAGGTTTACCGATGTTCCAAACATTCCCTTTGAGAGATTCACTCATTCTCTGTTTCGTCTCGTCCGACAGGTGCTTCCCGTACAAATAATGTTTAGGACCCCTCGGGACGTTCTCAAGGCGTCCGTGATACTCGTAATCCTGTTTCCCACCGGGTTCGACGTTGTACCCGTTTGGAACCATTGTGTTTCTTTCGGCAATCTCACGAATCTCATTCTCGTTCAGTTGATCGTTTGGAACTTCGATAAGTACAGAAAATTCGAATGCGTTCCATCCATGTTTTCGAATTGCCAGACTAAACACGCCACACTTGCTGTACTTGTGCTGCCGCCATCGGTCTTTACACGTCTTCTGTCGCGTCTGACCCACATAACACTTGCCGTTCACTTTGTTCCGTGCCTGGTAGATCCAGCCCATCTTACCCTTGACCGAGAAAATATTCTGGGGAGCGCGCCCTGACGCTCCCCTGAAAGAATCAAAGACCGAAATAAATGCTCCCCCCTTAGTAGATGTCCTCGCTCGTCCAAGCGAACGTGACGTTCCAGGGCAGCATCACGAGTCTGGGCACGTTCGGTCAGACGACGTACGCGCCCGTGGACCTCGGCGTCAACTCGCTTTCGCTGGCCACGGGCAACTTGACCTCTTTAATTACGACGACGTCCTCGGCACCCACGGGATTCGCGGCGGCCGGTGAAGGCGCGCTCGTGTTCCCTGGGACGGCGAACGCGTACATCTCGTTCGGCACGACCGGTCAGCCCTTTTCCAACTCGAACATCTATGCGTTCGGCGATTTCGTGGTGGAGGCTTGGGTGAATCCGAGCAGTTTTAGCACGTACCCATCCATCATAGCGTGTACTGATACGAGCCTCAACAATCCGTACTGGGCAATTTACATCGATAACGTAGGTAGACCCAATTGGTTCTCCATTTGGAATAACATTTCAACTTCTATCTATTCAACAGGTGCGTTAAGTACAGGAACTTGGCAGCACGTTTCAGTTATTTATCAAAGTTCTTCTAGACGTCTTCAGATTTATATAAACGGTCAACCGCAAACACTCGGATTTAGTGGTGGCGCTGCCACGGCCTCTGGAACCGTGGGCACGTGGTCGTCGGGAGGCGGTATCGTTCCAGTGTCTAATCAGCCTCTATTGACGGGTCAGTACGGTACTCAAACATACAACGGCTCCCTCACCAACCTCCGCATAACGACCGGCTCAGGCGCTATGTACCTGTACAACAACAACGCGTTCACGCCGAGCACTTCACCTCTGTTCCCCGCGTCCAACACGGCCGGCGGGTCCCTGACGACTCGCCTGCTCGTGCGCGTGCCCCTCGCACCCGGTAAGATGGTCGTGCCTAAACTCGGCGGCGCGAATTGCAACACGGTCCTGGCCTTCCCGCCCGCGCCCATGACCACTTACGCGACCAATATGACCGGTCAGTCTTATTACGGGGGTGGGGTCTACGTGGCGAGTGCGAGTAGTGATACAAATGGCGCTGCATGGCAGGCTTTTGACAAAAATACTGGCACTGCGTGGAACACAACGAACTCTACTTACACAGCGGGCTCTCCGTACTCTGGGTCGGTCGTGACGGTCGATGTCAATGGAACATCGTACAGAGGCGAGTGGCTTCAGATTCAGCAGCCATCTTCAATTGTTCTTTCGAATTATTACATCAATCCAAACGGATACCCAAGTATATGGTACATTCTGGGTTCACGTGACGGAACCAACTGGTTCCTCGTCGACCAGAGAACGACCACGACGGCTCCTGGAGTTGGCGTGACCTATACGGTCAGTTCTCCCCAGGCCTTCACATACTTCAGGATGGTCGTGAATTTGATTTATACTTTCACTACAGCTTCTATCATCGAATGGACCCTCAACGGCTCCATCGAGGGCCCGAGCGTCTCGGCGGACGGCCGGCTCGGGGTCGGTGTTACCACACCAACCCAGGCCCTGGAGGTTGCTGGGAGCGCCGTGGTCGCGGGTACATTGAGCGCGGGGAATCCGTTGATGTTTAGGAACGCCATCATCAACGGCGGGATGGCCGTCAACCAGCGTGGAATCTCCACGAATTGGGCGAGTCCTACGGCGATGGCAGTACCCGCTTCGGGTATTGGTTACAGTTTAGATCGCCAAAATCATACAAGAGGTGGGTTTAACGGCGGAGGTGCATATGCTCAGGGAACGCTCGCAACCACAGACGCACCATACTCACAGGGCATTCAATATCACCTCCGCGTCGGGAGACAGACCGGCGACACGAGTACACAATTCATTTCGTGGGCTCAGATGCTCGAATCCAAGGAGTCGTACAGATTTGCAGGGGGGGCGATCACCTTCTCGTGCTGGTACCGCACAGGCGCGGGGTACAGTGGAACAGGTTTCACACCGACTATAATTTACGGAACCGGTATCGACCAAAACGGAGTCGCATCGGGATTCACAAATCAGGTGACTCTCTCGGGGCCTACGTATCCCAACTCCAACGCGTGGCAGCGTGCGACATTCACAACCTTTATCGGACAAACAGCGTCCCAGGTTGGGCTTTACGCACTTTATGTCCCAGTGGGAACCGCCGGTGGTTTCGACTACTTCGACGTGACCGGCGTCCAGCTCGAGAAGGGTTCCGTGGCCACGCCGTTCGAGGTTCGCCCCTACGGGATAGAACTATCCCTCTGTCAGAGGTACTATGAGCAGTCCTATGAGATCGGTACGGCTCCTGGGACAAATACAGTAATTGGGTGCCCCTTCTTTTCAGGCAGTACGGACTTTAATAAGTTTATGTGGGCCACTGTAAGATACGCGGTTCCAAAAAGATCAAACGTGGCCCCGACCGTTTATTTGTCCTCGGGTACGAGCGGTCAATGGACTTACGAAACAAGCGCAGGAGTCGTTAACGCAGCTCCCACCTTTTACAGCAACGCTACAACTTCATTTTCTTTATATCTCACCGCGGGTACTGTTGCGTACACCGTTGCACGTTGCTTTGGTCACTGGGTCACCAACGCGGAGCTCTAAATCCTTCCTTTTTCCTGGCTCTCTAGTAGATGAGCTGCTTCACCTTCGCCCGCGTCGACCCCGATTCCCTCGAGATCACTCTAAAGTACAACACGAACGGGGGTGACAAATGGGCTGAAGATGACCTCGAGTGCCTGATCCCGTTCGACGTCCTTGCGGACCAGGCGGTCAAGGACGCCGAGGGAACCATCCAACTCGTCGAAGACCCCGCCAAAGTCCAGGCAAAGCTCGACGCCCAGTGGACCGCCGTCCGCACCCAGCAGCGCCAGAAGCTCTACGAATCCGACTGGACCTGCAGCGTGACCGACTACGAGGTCCCCAACAAGCCCGAGTGGGTCCAGTACCGTGCTCAGTTGCGTGACGTCACTCTTCAATCAGATCCTTTTGCGATCGAGTGGCCCGTCGCGCCTGTTTAAAAATTCAATGGAGGTTCCTTTTTGATACAAAATTCATAGACTCGGTAAAACTAATCGTAGATTGACTTTACCGACTTTATGGAGGTTCCCAGGGTTTCACGGGGTCCAGCCCATCTGGGAGTATTTGGAGATTTCAATAACCTTTTGTTCCCCAATTGAGAGTACTAGGAAAAGAATCTAGTTTATATATACATATACAGTATAGGGGGTAGTGTTCCGGACCGAGGGGTTGGCGAAACGGCCAATAACTTTTTCTCAGGCCATGGTATATGGGGAGGCCCAGGACGACCGAGAGCCTCATGTGCCCGGTGTGCCAGGTGGACTTTGCCCTCAGGCCGTTCGGGACGTCCGCATTCAAGAAGCACAAGGCTCGACGGAACCCATGCGTCCGGCCACCTGACGTGAAGTACAAGCGGGCTCCAGCAGGTTTCCTCAAGGGCATCAAGCGCAACAACTTTGATGAATTGAGCCTAGGGCACGTAGTCGGTCCAACGGCACAGGCTCGACCAGAGGCGTGGATCCGGGCTATGCTCCATCAGATTTTTGCAATCGATGAAAACAAGTCGATCGTCCTCAAGAACCTGGAATTCCCAGACGAAATTTACATCAGGCGCCGGGACAGGCTCGAACTCATAACCCTGCACAAGCTCACCATTCTGACGCTTCTCATGATGCACGAGCGCCTGTTCCCGTTCCTGCACCTCAAAAACTGGGAAAAGTACTCGACGTTCGGGGAATGGGTCAGGGAGACTTCAGGCGTGCACCTCAATGACCACAATTGGCACGGGACAATAGAGCCCCTTTCGTACTATTACATAGCCGTCCGTGATTTCCTACGCAAATACCTTGCCGACAACAAACATAGACGCCACGACCTCTTTGTCCTGATGAGCTCGACAATAAAAGAATGATTACTCTTTTAAGGAATGAATCCAATCGACAAGGCTCATAGCCTCATTCCGCTCATGAAAGACTGGCCGCCCGCCGATGAGCGCAAGGCTGTGGACGTCTACACCCTCTCCGGAATCCCCAAGCCGCCCGTGCCCCAAACAAATCTCCCTAGAGAGTAGATGAGTACGTTCAACCAAAACTCAGGGACGGCCGTTCCGACCCTGATAAACTCGTCCGCGGTCCTAGTGACCGGCAATGCAGTTTCATCGAACGCACTGACCGTGAGGCAGTTCGGCACGGGCAACGTGTTCAGCGCCCAGACGACCACCGGGTCCACGGCTCTTTTCGTGGGTGCGAACGGGAATGTAGGGGTGGGGACGACGAACCCGGGGTACACGCTAACGAGCGCCGGAACCATATGCGGCCCATACAGCTCCATTCCTCTTCTCGCGTGTTACGCACAGGGCTCGGGGAATTTCACATACGCGAACGTCATCAGTTGCTCTTACGTAAACTCGAGGGACTCTACGCAGATTTTCACACCTGGGAACGGTGGCAACGGTGGTGCACCCGTTATGACTCTTCAGGCGGGTAACTACGTCGGTATTGGCACTACGAGTCCATTGACGACTCTTCATATCGCCAGTGACAAGAGCCTGGGCCCGACGATTTATGCGGCTGACAATTCGAATCCGGGTCAATTGATCATATCGGGAGCTACAATTACGAACCGGAGACTCGGGCTCATGTACGACACATCAAACAACATAGCCCTGATTCAGTCAATGGAATACCTTACGGGTGCCAAACCCCTTATTCTCAATGGCGCCGGTGGCAACGTGGGTATCGGGACGACCGACCCCAAAGGCACGTTCAACGTCTTGTCGGGAAACGCAGGTTATCCAGACGCGTCGGGCACGGGGTCGTCGAACGTCGTGGCGCGGATCCAGAGCGGCTCGATCTGCCTCGACTTTGGTTCCATCGGTGGGACCAACCCTTTTTGGATCCAAAATCACTTGAGCACGAACAACGCCACGAATTACCCGATCCTTTTGAATCCTAATGGAGGAAGTGTGGGTATCGGGACGACGAATCCCAAAGTATCTCTTCAAGTGGGCTCGTCTGCATCCGATTACGCGAGTTCCACAACAAGTGCACGAGTGAATATCATAGGCCCTTCATGCACACCGAGCTTAACAACAAATCAGACGCTTGTCTCGACGCTTTTCGTGGGCACGGAAGATACACAAGCAAATAACAAGGGGGCGTCGATTGGATTAGGGGCGCTTCAGGGTTTCAGTTCGTCACACGCAATGCAGGCGCGCATCAGTGGAGTACCTAACAACTCAGGTGGCATTTCGGGCGACTTGGTGTTCGAAGTACTCTACGCAAATACTGGGGGCGTACGTGAACGAATGCGTATAAACGGAGCAAGTGGCAACGTCGGCATCGGGACGACGAATCCTTCGTACCCTTTGCAAGTTCAAGCGACGGCGGCCACCGGTAGCACGGCCGCTCGATACTTCAACAATCCCACGGCCCTCACAACAACAGGCGGATCTGTTTTTAACGTGAGTATTCTCGGAATAGGCGACATTGGCACCAACGGGTCGATAGTCGCATTTTCAGACAGACGCGCTAAAATTCTCGAATCAGACCCCACTGAATCGTACTTGAATCTCGTCAACAAGGTGGACGTTCGCCAATACTCGTGGATCGACAAGATTTCAAAGGACTCGTCGAAGAAGATAGGGTTCTTCGCTCAAGAGGTCGAGAAGGTTCTCCCCGATGCGGTCGGGACAACGACAGGTGTCGTACCGACCATTTACCACGAGGCTGACGCGTTTACCGAATCTACAATCACCCTGACGAACCACGGCCTAACGACCGAAAGGAAGCTCGAGGTCGTGGACCCCGAGAACGGCAAGACCACTATCGATATCGTTCGGGTCATCGATGCAGATAATTTGGAAGTGAAATTCGAAAAGGTCCCCAAGGACAAACTTTTCGTGGTGGGTCCAGAAGTTGATGACTCGCGCATGGTGAATCACGACTACCTGATGGCGGTCGGGTTCGGGGGCCTCAAGGAACTCCATGCACTGGTCAAGACCCAACAGACGACTATAGAGATGCTGACTGAGAGACTTGCCGCTCTAGAAGCCAAGCTAAACTCTCAGTAAATACCAGTAAGAGATGACGACCCGTCTCCTTTTCGCAGACTCCAAGAACCGTGACGTAGCCTTGTACCCCTCAGGCAACTCATACACACTGCACCTCACGAGCCCCATAAAAGATATAGAGCGCGTAGACCTGGTCAGTGCGCGCGTCCCGAATACCGTATTTAACTGCACAAACGGTTCCAACGTAATCAGCATCAATTCGAGCAATGTCTCCATCAACCCAGGATTCTATTCAGTTTACGGGTTGGCTCAGGCGCTCACCACCACTTCCCTGACCCTCGAGTACTTGCCAGATGAAGGCCACTTTCTCTTCTCGAGCGCGACCCCCTTCACAATCTTCATACACTCAGCCGAACTCTCCAAGATGCTCGGCCTTTCCCGGGGCACGATGCACACGTCCGCCCTCGCAGGACCTACCGACCCGTCGTACACCGGCAAGTACATTCTGAGGAGTTCAACGCTGGTTGACATGTCTATAAATGAATACATCTTCCTGGACATTGACGAACTCAGGACGCCCAGCCACGTGGACACGGGCGCCATCACCGGCGCGAACGGCACGATCACGGGGTCGAACGCCAACCGCAACTTTGCCCCCGTCATGATGGATGTAGGCTCGGCCTGTATCAAGAATTTCCACGAGTGCAAGGATTACTCGGTGTCTGTGACGTATCCCGAGCCCATCGCAAGCCTGCAGCGTCTGACGGTCCGGTGGGTCGACAAGAACGGCGCGCCCGTAAACTTCAGGGGCTGGGACACGAACGCATTCGTTCTCAGACTTCACATTCGGGATCGCGAATCTGAAGAGGAGCAGGAGGACCTGAAGGACATGAGCCGACGACTTGGGGAACTGGAAATCAAGCGCATGCTTGATGAGCAGGCCAAGCCGCCGCCACCGCCCCCGCCGCCCAAAAAGACGCCGTTCGGCAAGTGGACGATCTTCATCCTCGTTTTACTTTTGTTATTGGGTTTCTGGGGTTACAAGACGTTCATACGGCCTAACCCGGTGCAGGACCTTTACGCAGCGTAAACAGGCTTATCTGGTTACGGCGTAGACTGCCGTAGGCTTCTGGATGGTCACGTTACGGGCGGCGAACTTGATCAGCATGAAGCCCAGGACGGCCAGGAGGGTCGTCAGGAGGGCCGTGATCAGGAAGAACGAGCCGGTGTTCTTGGGGACCTGGATGAGCATGCTGACCCAGAAGCGGACCAGGTCCAGGATGGACAGGCTGGCCGTGAAGAACAGGGAACCGACGATCGCGTTCAGGGCGAAGGACTCAACCTCGACAGCTGCGGAGACAAGGGTGCTGGCCATTTTATACTAGGGGCGGGGAAAAAAGTTGAATGGGGCCGGCCCAGCCGGCCCCGTCCAAGGACCCTAGACTCCATGAATTCCACGGACTGGTGCGAAGCACGGCTCGGTGAAATCCATGAAACTCTCTGGAAGCGAGGGTCCTTCAGCTCCGTGAAATCCATGACCGGCTGCGCCGTCTTTCAGACGCCTAGAGGCCCTTTCTCGCCACCATCACGCCACCGGTCACCGCGCCGATGATGCCGAGCGCCGTCGTCAGTAGAACCAGCTTCTCACGCCAGTCCTGGGCACACTCGCACGGGCGGCTCTCGATGTCCCACAGGAAGCTCACGAGCGCTGCGAATGCGAGCAGGCCTGCGACGCCGAGGAGGCCCGCGAACGGCATCAGGTACTTGCCGTCCTTGATCACGACGAACAGCAGAGGTGCAGCCAGAGCGAAAACGTACCAGTACTTGAGGTACTGACGGCGCCAATCGGCACCGCACTGGCACCCCTTGCGCTCGAGGCTGAGGATCCACGAGAGGGCGATGGCGTTGAGCACGAGTCCTGGGGTAACAACGGCAAGAGAGTCCATTATATTAGGGGCGTCGAAAAAGTTTCCAGACGCCTCTAGAGATCCATGAACTGGTGCGAAGCACGGCTCCATGGATCTCTAGGGGTCTCACGGGTCTCCATTCGAGGGCCCTTCGGGCCCTCAATTGCTTTCATTCCTCCTCGAAGTCACTCTCGTCCGGGATGGCCGACCATCTGACCCGGTCGAACATCGGTTCGTCCTCCTCATCCTCCTCAGAATCTAAAATTTTAAAAATTTTAAATTCTGTTTTTGAAAATGGAACGGGGTCCTTGATCGGCACCCACGGCGCGCAGTCGTGGGGGTCCCAGGGCTCAGGCCCCTCCATATGATTTTCGGGGGTAATCATTCGACCGTTTGGAACGCGACCCTCCGATGCTCGGCCTCGTCGCTCCCCATATTTGACCTGGTCCTGAACCTCTCTTCACGTGTCATCGTCTTGAGGTGGCCCCGAATCGCGGACTTCATCTGTTTGTACACGTCCGAGGCCAGAAATATATTGATTTGGGTCAATTTCATATTTGTGAAAACGTAATTATTCGCGAGCCAGGCCCGCCACTCTGCGAACCGCGGCCACCGCGCCTGAAGCACGGGGTTGACCTGCGTGACCATGACCTTGTGCCAGAACTCGATCACGAACTCCGATACCCTTGTGCACATCAACGACCCGTCTGACACATAGAAAACTTCATTCACCTTGACGTTCGGCACGACTGCAAACTTGTTCCGGTCATTGAGGAACCTAAACACGAAACTCGTCACGTGACAGAACCGTATGTTTCCATCGAGAGCCTCGACGAGTCCCGTGAGGTCCAGAGTCTCGATGTTGGGCGCCGTCCCTGAGCGCCGGCGCTCGTACACGTACTCAGTCGCCGAGCCGTCACATGGGTTCTTGCGTGCCAGATGCCTATCGAGATGCTCTTTAGCCTTCGATAGGTACTTGGCATGCGTGAAGACCTTCTGACACTTCGGACAATTGATCGTTGCCATCCTTGTCAGTCACCAACATAAAAAATTTCCCCTGAGGGCCCGGGGACCCCCCCTCCCCAACGTTCCTGGGTAAAAACTTTAGGGCGGGGCCGTCCTCGAGGTGGTGACGGCACCGGACCGACGGAGGGCACGGACGGTCTTGGCACCAGTCAACCTCGCATTTCATATCTATTATTCCCTGGTCTATTTTTTTTAACTTTCCCCGATCGGGAAGAGGAGTATTATTCTATTTTCCAAATCAGTCTGAAAAAAAACAGAATTTTAGAAAAGTTTATTGTTTGTGGAGGGTGAGTGGTCCGGTTTGCAAAACACTCCTCTTCCCCTTTGGGGAAAATCACACAGCCAGCGCCGCCTTCTCCACGGCACCTTTGAGTATGCGCTCGGCGGGCGTCTCGGGCTCCCACGCGTCCCACGTGTCCGCACACTCGTTGACCAGGCGAAGTTTCTCGTCGGGCCCTTCGTAGCGGGACCATGTGGGCTCCTCGGACTCCTCCTCATCCTCGTCCTCGTCCTCGTCCTCTCCCGAATCACTCTCTTCATAAATCTCAGGAAAGAAAGAACCAATCTGTTTACCCACGACGTGGCGGGCTGCAAACTTCAGCCCGAGGCACACGTCCTGGGCGAGCACACAGTCCCGCCCGCACGCCTTGGCGTAGTGACCCGCGATGACCATGGCAGACTCGAGCACGGGCAGGAACACGTCATCCATTGCTCTTAAGAAATAAAAGAACTTTGGCCAGTTTCATCCATGTTATCGAAGAGGACGCGAGCCGACTTGAAGCCCGTGACCTCGAGGAACTGGTAGTACCGTGCCCATATGGACACCACGCGGCTCTGGGCACTGGGCGCCATGAAAAAATCAAAGTACTGATGTTTGATCCGGCCAAAGTTGACGGCGCCCGAGGGTCTGGGAGACTCGGGGTCCAGTGAGAACGAGTACATGTAGAAGGGCCGGCTGGGCACACGGGTATGATTCTCTATGAATTGGGCCGTCCCTAGGAACAGGTAGGTCCCTATGACGGGGTCGAGGCGCTGAGCCTCGTTGAAATACATGCCCATCGACTGGAGCTGGTTGAGGTTGGAGAGGCCCGAGACGTTCGATGAGTCGAGATAGTAATCGAATCCATTGGCCCCCTGATTCTGGATGGTGAAAAAGAGCTCCTTGACGGGGTGGAGGAAGTTTGTGGCGCAC